TAATAGGCGCTACCACGTTGACAGCCTCAATAGGCATGTCGGCAAACTCATCGAACCAGTATATCTTACCGTTGGCACCACGGAGTGCTTCAGCATTACCAGCACCCAGTAGCCTGAATATAGAGCCATTTACGAGTGTCTGGCGCATATCGTCATCTGAGTTACTTTGACCGAGTAGTAAGCCCCTTGGCATGTGGTCGAGAGTACGAAACCCATCATCTTCTATGTTGGTCCAGAAGTTATCAAAGCCCATTTTAGCAGTAGGATAGACAGCTACCCCTGTTTGTACCTGTTTCACGAGGTCAGGCACGATAGCCTCACTGTAGGTGGTAGTGGTTTTGGCACCACGCCTAGCTATAACTAGTAGTAATTCGTCAATACTAGGGTTATTGAACGCCTCTACAATTTCTTTTTGATAATCTCTGAGAGGTAACCTATGGTGGGGAACTTGCATAGCCTTATTGTACCAGACTACAAAAGCACCCCTTTGGTTGGGGTGATTTGCGAGCGAGTATATTCTCTGTACGGTCCATGTGTATTTTAGTACAAGAGGTGTAATTTAGAGTTTAGAAACTAGGTTGTGGTAGAGGTGCGATACTCATTCTAAATGTAAGCATAATCGTCATAAAAAGCAATAGACTTTATACCTATTATGGTATAAGATTTAGATAACAGAATACATTACAATTTAACTAACTAACACAAGGATTTTTATATGTCTACAAACTATGGTATTCGTACTGCTACCTTCCTTGACCGCCGCCTAAAAGCCGGGTCAACAGTAGCTAAGTACCTAGACGCTAACGGTGTAAACACCAACGAAGCGCAAACTGTTCGTATTCTTAACATTGACATTGACAGCTCTAGCTTAGGTGCTTACAACGAAACTGCTACTACGCAGACGTTGACACTTGCTGAGTATGGCAAGCAAGAGTGGACTTTGGACTACAACTACTTTGTATTCTTGCGTATTCAAGATACTCAAGTAGCTGATGTACCAGTTGGCAGTCTTGTTAAAGACACCGCTGAAGCATGGATTGACGAAAAGTTTGTTCCTGACTTCGATGAGTACGCACTCGCTAAGATCATAGCTGCTCGCCCAAGTGGTAACATTACTACCTGGGACGGCACTACTCTTACTGGCGTTACTGGCCTCTTGAATAAGGTATACAACACCGTTACTACTGTAGTAAATGGTGGTGGTACTGCTGCTAACTCTATCGCTTTTGTTCCAGCAACTTTTGGTGACAAACTCCGCGCCTTCATCACTACTTTCGATGGTAGCGACAAGGGTTACACCGCTGGTGTAAACGGTGTCATTGGTAACCTAAAGGGTGTCATGTTCGTTGAAACAGTTGATGAGTACTTTGCAAGTTACCCAACCGTTAAAGCTGTTATTTTCGACAAACGAGCTGTTGCAGCTCCTACCCAGAAAATGACTCCTAAGAACGGTGGACGCAAGTTCATCAAGGACGTACCAGGCTTCGGTGGTTCTGAGCTACAGCTCCGAGCCCGTGGTGGTGTGTTCGTACTAGACCGCAAGGTTTACACGATTGCTACCCTACAAACTTCAAGCTCTTAATCTAAGAAATTAAGTAAACATAAGAGGGCTAGAAATAGCCCTCTTTGTTGTATAATGAGATTATGCCAAGCCCATCAATTAACCTCATCAAATCATCGGACGGTACTGGCAACGCAGCCATGGCTACCGTACAGAGCACTCGCGCACCAGGCGCATCAACAATATTAGTAGACACAGTAGATAATATTAACGCAACTTTTTATGGTTCTATGGGTACACCACACACCTTTGTAGACCCTATAACCGCTGAAACAATAACCGTAATATCTGAAGCCACCTCAAGAGACTTTGAGGGTCATGTCGATGGCACTAACCTAGAAATAGATGCTATGGCACCAGGCAATACTGACTTAGGTAGTTCAGCTGGTGACGTAATTATAATTAAACCGATAACTGAGTGGGCTAATAATGTGGCTGAGGTGTTAGCAGCAGCACATGATGATGATGGCTCGTTGAAAGATGGGTCGGTACACAGTGCGGCGGTTTTGGCTAATGATGTCGTAACTACAGATAAGATACTTGACGCAAATGTAACGGCAGAAAAGCTTAGTACTAGTGCTATATTGCTAGGTTATGCAACTCGAACGTCAAACGTTGCTAACGCTACCACCACGCAAGCACTTATAACTGACCTAGAAGAAACTGTTACTGTTCCTGATGGTGGGAGGCTTGTCAAGATAACTCTATATATCCCAAACTCGCACAATACCGCGATATCAACTGCTTCATTTAACCTATGGGACGGCGCAGTAGGTAGTGGGACGAAACTACAAGAGTGGCGAGAGCTCCATGCAATTGCTGGCAACAGGATAGGTGCTTGCTTGGTGTGGGTAGGTCTAGTAGCAGCAGGTAGTAAAACCTACAGAGCCAGTTTTGCCCCAGACACAGGAACCGAGACAATCACTTGTGCAGTTACGTCACCAGCAATACTTTTGATAGAGCTCCTATAAAATGTACAACCTCGCACAAGCCACAGTAGAGTCAAGCGTAAACCTAGCCCTTATAGGTATTATTGCTACAGTAGTAGCTGGACTTTTCGGTATACTTAACTACCTCTTGAAGCGTAGTGACAAGACTATTGAGAAGAATACTGACGCTGGCGTTGCTCAAGCCGTAGCCACAGCGAGCCTATCTGAAGCAGTTGCTAAACTCAACACCTCTATAGTAGAGCGTGACCGACAAGACCGAGAGTTCCACCAAGAGGTGATGAAAGAGTTCAAAGCTATCACCCACAACTTCAAGAAGATGGACGTAGCCGCTAAAGATATTTCTAACAAAGCCGACCGCAACTACAAAGCCATTACTGCCACCACTATGCACGTCGATACGATGCACGTCAAAACCGAAAACGTAGATACCCAAATCAACAACTAAGGAGGCACCATGATTACACAAGCAGAAGCACTCGGATGGCTGAACTACGCAAATGGTAAGTTCTGGGACTTCGATGGGCTCTACGGTAAGCAGTGCGTTGACCTGTTCAACTTCTACTACCGACAACTAACAGGGGTATCTCCTTACGCGCGTGGGTACGGCGTACCAGGGGCAAAAGACCTCTGGTATGTAGCGACTGATGTGTTTACGAAGATACCAGATTCAAGCAAGCTGATACCTCAGCCTGGAGACGTCCTTATTTATGGTAGAACTTGGGGCAAAGGGTACGGGCACGTTGAAATGGTGCTCTACACCAGTGCCACAGGAGCCACTGTAGTAGGGAACAATATGTCAGGCGACCCATCTAAGGTAGCAACATCAGCCTACCGAACGTGGGCTGGGATGACAGGCTTAATAGGAGTAATGCGCCCAAATTGGAGCGCGGGAGGAGCAACAGGCATGATTATAGGTACAGGAGACAACTGGCGCTGGAGGTTTAACCGCATACACCGACAGCTCGTAGGCAACTGGGACATGGGTGACGACACTTGGAACGCTATCAAGGGTCAAGACGCATGGAAAGTAGTCGAGGGGTGGAGCGACCACCCAAACTCTAACAAACTGCTAGAGCTTCAAGTAATGGGTGAGACTGCCGCCCGAGATAACTGGGCTGGACAGATTGCCACGCTACAGGCTCAACTTGCAGATGCTAAAAAGAACGTAGAGGCAGTGTTGGCAGACAACACCGCAAGCAAGGCGCAACTACGAGACGCTCTCGCCCGAGTGGTAGAGCTTGAGAACACACCAATTATTAAAGAGGTGCCCGTGTACACCCACGACGAGGAGACGAAGCGCATGATTAGCTCTATCTATAACTACTTCGTCGGACAATTCAAATCGTTTGCTAAATACATAAAGAAATAAGGGGAGGATAAAATGACACTCAACCTACCACCACAAGTACGGCAAATCATCTACATCGTATCAGTCATAGCGACACCAGTTATGACGTACCTTAATCAAGCAGGTACAGTCAGTGACTTTGTGTTCGGTTTGTTCGCAGTCTTTATGACAGCGGTTGCAAGCTTGGCGGCACTTAACGTAACACCAGACGAGAACTAATGATATGGAACGGTTCGTCGCCCCTATACCACGGGACGCTGAACCGACCACGCCCGAACAACTAGGCGACAAGGAACTAGACCGAGCTATAGCAGCGGTGCAGCAAGAGTATGCCGCACTTAACAGTTATTATAAAACCCTACAAGATGAGCGTTTTCATCGGTGGTACATGCGTAACGTTATTATCGTTGAGGACTAGTATGCCTAAGACGTTTATGCTTAGGCAGTTCTTCGTAATACAATTTGAATGAGATTTCTTTCATATAGATGAATAGCCACCCAAGAGTTAGTACTTATAAGGAGCGCTAATTATGGTGGCTATTCTGTTTCATTTTATCATACTCAAGCTTACGCTGTATATTCTCGATGATAGCTGTATCGTATGGTATATCAAGTATGGTAAGTTGTTGCTCGTATTCTGGGTTAAACGCTAATAGTTTCGCTTTTTTTAACTCACATATGACCATTCCAAAGTAAATCTGAGCTAAATACTCTAGGGGTATATCTCCCTTGATTAAACTCTCATGCCGTATACCGTTTAGACATTTCACCTCAAGTATAATGTCGCCAAATATGCCATCGTGCGAGAACATGGCATTAGGGTATTTAGAGTTAGTGACGTAGCCACCTGTCAGCACTCCCTCTGGCGCTTCCATCGCTACCTCAAACTCCCTGATAGCAACAGGCTCTAGGAACTTACCCCGTTGGGTGTATTTGTTTCCAGCGAAGGTGCCCCACTCTGGTAATGGTTTACCTTGCAATAGTTTTATAGCAGTCGAACCCGACCACTTATCCTTATGGGCTAGGTGCCATAACTCTGAACCCTGTGGCGTGTCATGGAAGGTTATCAAAGCAATCGTTCCAACTCATACTTTATTTCTTCCCAGTTAGATGGGTACACTACTTTGGCCCAGCTCCAATCATTCATCTTAGTTATAAACTCTTTTTGTAATGGCTGAAATTTACTTGTTTTACTTTGCTTGCATTCAAGCCAGCCATAGAACCCTTCGTAACAAAAGAACACATCTGCCGTACCAGTGGGGGCTGGTGGTACTTGGCATTTCATAACCCAGAACCCTTTAGATCGTAGCCATTTAATTACTATCGCTTGGAATTGTGACTCACTCATCTTCAAGACTGTCTGCTAACATTTCTAGCCCCTTCTCACTCTTACTGAACCCTCGTATCCACTGGGTAGTGAGCGCTTTATCTTCTGCAAAGTATTTACCATCATCACCGAGTATGGCGTTAGCTGGTGCGGTCAGGGTATTGTAGTCGTCTACATATACATCTTCACCACCCAGCAAAGTTATAGTGCGTACCAGCTTACCGTCTATCTGCTCAAACACCAGCTCGATAGCGCGGTATCTACCTTTTCTAACATTCCTAAGTAGGTTGGCTACTATGACATGCTTAACTTGTGGCATCTTCTGTTTGCCTGTTAGGTTCACTTCCTTGCCAGCTTGAATAGCTTTCTTCACTTTTAGTATAGCTGGTATGATGCCTTCGGGCATGTCACGCATTTTCTGTAGGGTTTCACGCAGTTTAGCGGTTGCAGGGTCATAGTTATCATCTTGCTCTACTTTAGTCGATTCTGGGGATCCCAGAGCCTTCGTTTCGCTCTGCTCGATAGCCGTAGCATTGACGTAGCGTATGTAGAACTTAGGCACCTTAATATGTACGGGTGTCTCAAGTAAGCCCTCGATACGGTCAAATGACATTTTAGCAGCAGCTATGTCGTCACTATCTGTACAGATATCTATCAGTGACATGATGGTCCGTTCGTCCA